TATATATGCTTTTACGAGCTTTTTAAGCTTATTTACAGCTACTTTACCAGCATAGGTATAGTTATCTGTTACTAAGCCTTTCTTATCGCTTGTAAGCGTTATACGTAAGCTAAACAGTTTCTTTCCTCTACTATATACAATAGTCATATTCTTTTTCTGGTTATTATACATAGGGTATTCGCTATCAAAACCAGGTAAAGTAAGGATATGCCATGGGATACCTTTCAGTAAATCCATCTCATTCATTATCTTTCTCCATACCATCTACCAGATCTAGCATTTGCTGTTTCCATGCTTCCAGTAATTCTTTATGCTTTTCCATGGTATTCTTCTTAAACTCCTTAGCATAATGAAGGTATCTTTCCTGTTGCATTTTATAGCGTTTCCATTTAAGAATATCTTTATTGTTTTTCTCCAGTTTAGCTTTCTCAAAGTTTTCTAAAATAGTTAACAGGTTTGTTTTAATACGAGCAATATCATAATCAACTTGCTCTAATGAATTAATTACACTTTCTCTACTTGCCATTTCTTATTTCTCCATTTCTACGCTACAATTTTTAGCTGCAAAATCATATTTATTGTAAATAAAATCTCTAAATAGTAATCTTAGGAATACTCCTTCTGGTTTAGAATAATCATAAGATAGAGCATTTAAATAATCTCTAAAATCAGCCTGAATAGTATAATCTTCTTCCAGTTCATCTAGTAATTTGATAGGAACTTTTTCATTACTGTGGTATCTCCCATCAAATTCTTTTACTTTTTCCTTTATAAATTCAAGCTCTGTCATTGTTTCCTCCTGTATACCAAGTTTCAATTATGTTTTCACAATACTTATCATAATCATCTTTGAAATGTTCACATAATTTCTCATAAACTTTCTCTGAATCTCCCTCATAAACCTCATAAGTAAGGAAATCAAATAGAGCATCCCATGATAGATGATCATCTACAAAATCCTTTTTAGTAGTAATATCTGTTTTCAGAAATTCAGCATAGTCTTCCAAAGATACATTTACATGTTTCATATTTACTCTCCTATAAAGTTATAACCAAGTACTCTAAAGAAATTAGCTACCCTTTTACGCATAACTCTGCTTATAGGCTTATATGGCTCATAGTTGAATAATTTCTTCTTACATATACCATAAGCTCTGTGATAAGGGTAATACAGAAAATAATAGATCTCATGTATTGGTCCTTTACTGGTTTCATAAAAAACTATAACTGCACACTCATCATCATAAGAATTATCTACTACTTCATACTTAGTAATTTCTCTTCCTCTTACCTTAAATAATTCTTTATTTTCCTGATTGTTTAAAATATCAAATAAATCACTACTCATTAAATTTCCTCCATGGGTTAATCCATAAACAAATAGCTACAAACCATCCAAGTATCAATATACTAGGTTTTATATCCCAGAACATTGTAGCTACTACCATATGTAAAGTTTGTAAAAAAGCAATAATTTTCACGATAACTCCAGTAACTTCATATAACCTTCAATTAATCTGCTAAAAGTCCTTAATCTTGGTTCTATACTATATTTAAAATAAGGAGTTTCTTCAAAATCTTCAAAATCCATGTAGAAGCTCATAGTACCTATGTCATATTCCATATGAGCTCCATTTAGCTTTTTAAAAAAGAAACATATAGTACAGTCTTCTACAATTACATCTATATCTTTCTTAAAGGCTTTTTCAAATAAATCCTGAATATACTCTTTAAGTATTCTCTTATCTTCAGTCATCTTCTGTTCCCTTTAGTCAGCCCATCTGATAATCCTTCCAAATACCCATTAGACCAATGAACAGTTTCACATATTTTTTTATAATCTTGGGAAGCTTTCTTTAATCCTTTGGTTTTTCCAGCCTCTTCTCCTAAGCTATACCCTACACAAAAAAATATTACTAAGAGAGCTGCCTCTATAATGATGTGGTACATTTTCGTAATTCCCTCTCATAAGTTCTAGCATACTTAAGGAATCTTTCAGTTCTTCTTATAAAGTAATTGAACCTCTTTATTTCCTTCACATCTGTAGTTTGGCTCTTTTTCTCCATAGTATGTGCTAGAGACTGCTTTAAATAATCTATATCTGTACCCAACCATTTCTTATTTAAAGTTAAAGCTTTTTCATTCATTGTATTTCTCCAAATTTTCACATGTTCTATTAACAATACTCATTAAGTTTTCTTTACTGGTTTCTGCCTCTTTCAGTATTTCAGATAGGATTTCATTAACCCTATTAGCTATAATCCTGTTATACGCTCTATTTTGCTCTCTCTGAGCTATTTTCTCTTTAGATAATATAAATACTAAGGTGGTACCTCTATGCTCCTCTAAATAGCCTTCTGGTGCTTCTATCGAGGTCTTTAGTTTTGCTCTCTTTACTGGATCAGTTATGATATCCCTGTCATACAGGATATTAGGATAATTAGTAGATTTGAAATGTACTCTAGCGAGTAATTTTTGTTTGATATCTTCTTTAAGATTATTTGAAATTATCATAGAATTTTCCTCTATTTTGGTTAAAAAAATTGACATCTATGTAATGTCGTATATAATTGTAACTGTAGGCTGCTTAGACAACCATCAATTCCTAAATGACTACCTTAACACAATTTCTAAGTAGCTTACCTAGTATTCATTTAGTTATTCCGTTATATTCAATAAATAAGGCTCTATTTCTAGAGCCTTTTCATTTACTAGTGGAGTATTTTTAATGACTAATCATTATGTTTACCTAAATACTCATTCAGGTACCAGATAGCTTTTTCAATATCTTCAGATCCATTTTTATGGGCATGTCTGAAAATATACTTAAGAGCATTTCCTATACAGAAGGCTTGTTTACCTTCCATACCTTCGGTTACTTGCTCTATAAGATCAATACATTTAATTGTTCCATAAGTATAATGTTCTGGATTATTTACATTATCACTCATAATTGCTCCTTACACATTTCTAGTAAAGTATTATATTTTAGAGCTAGTTCGTCACATTCTTTTCCGATATCCAAACTTTCTTTAATTTTTGATAATAGATCGGTTTCTGTGTAACATCTAGCACTGGATTTAACTTTGGTTTCTCTGGACACTTTTGAACTGCCTGTATTGGAGTTTGACAGGCACTCAGGCACATAAGTATCTCTAATGTTATTAGCAACAATAAGCTCTTTCTCATAAGATTTTTTAAGAATTTCTGCTTGCTGTTGATAATCTCTAATAAGTTCATTCTCCCTCTCCTTATAAGCTCTTTCCTGTTGAACCAGATTCTCTAGATTAGCCATCATAGCTGAATCCAACTGAGCCTTATAATCAGCTGCAGCATCTATATAGCCTTTATGATAGGCAATTTCTTTTATTGCTATCAATACCACTATAGCTGCAGCTACCCAAAAGCCTTTACTTGTTATCAGATTTAGGAACATTAACTTTCTCCCATGTATCTGACTGTCTCATAGCCATAAGTAAACGATATTTATCATCTGATTCTTCAAAATCATTTACTCTCTCATTATTGTAATAGTATTCTAATTCTACATTCTCATTAAATACTACTTTCCAACCTCTGAATTTCTTATTCTTCAGAGTAATTACCCCTTCAGTAGGGATAAATGTACTAAAATCCTGTATTCTCATAAACACCTCAAAAAAAGGGGGATTTTACTCCCCCTAACACAAGGAAAAACAATTATGTTCAGAAATCTTTTGAAAACCACAAAAAGGGGCGAAGCCCCTTAAAGAGAGATCTCGCGTATTCTTACTTCAACTCTTGGATCCTCTCTGTCTATACCACCAGGTATAGCTGTAATCTTCCTAACTACTTTATAGTTATCATCAAGTATTACTTTGGCAGCAGTTAGAGAGTCTTCAAAGAATTTATCAAAAACAGATACAACATTCATTAAGTCATAGCTATGAGCATCTCCTCTGTAAACCGTATAAGTTAATTCAATTACATTAGCTGCTGCAGGTATATCCTGTAATTTCTCTACAGCCAGTTCAGTGAATAGTTTCTTAATTTTACTCTTGGTTTGATAATGCCATTTATTATAGTTATTCATAGAAAGAAAGTACTTTTTTCTTCCTTTCTTACTTAACTTAAATATATACGGCAAACTTATCACATAGTTATTGATCATTCTTGACTAAACCCCTTAGTTTTATTACTATTTACTTTATTTAATTATATGGGTGGTATATGAAATTTGTAATGGTTACTTCTAGTAAAAATCTAGATAAGTATTACAAAGCCATACCTGACCTTATAGTTATTAAAAAGTCTAAAAACCTAATTAAGTATTTAGCTGAACTAAATGATAACATAGTATTATTACAGTATGGTATAACTTTATGTAGAAGATTCTTATACCGAGTTACTGAGAATATCTCTTACTATGGGGAAGAGAATGTAATAAACTTATTCAATTTCACTACTATGAAGAAATTGGAAAAACCTTTAGGAGCTAAATACCTCAAAGAGATAATAGCTTTATACATTCCAAAAATGGTGTTGAAAAACACCCATGAAACTACTTCTGTAAAGCTTACTCCTGTAAAACGTATAGTAAGGTATTTACTGGATATGAAACAATGTATTTATACAGTATCTCCTTCCTTGGTTCAAACTAAAACTAAACCTTCTATCTGGTTTATAGATGATATAAAGCATCCATTCAATTTAATATTTTTTGAGAGTTTACTTCCTTACCATTATGAGTTTACTTCTACTACCTATTTATTATCTAAAATAAAGGGTAAAGTATCTAAAGAAGATTACCATTTATTTAAGGATAGATTACTGGATCTTAGGTTACCACCACCTCCTCCTACTCTTGCTAATAAGGCTATTCTTAAAGCTGTACGCAGCATGAATTGCCCTACTACCCCTATTCTTGTTCAGAAAAAATGAATACTCTATAATAATCTCATTAATAAGGAGAATATTATGGATATTACAGATTTATTAGCTTATGAAGAGGGATTCAGTGATAAACCTTATTACTGTTCCCAGGGTTATCCTACTATAGGAATTGGCTTAAAAATAGGCCCTAAAAACGCACCATTAGCCAATTACACTTTTAGGGTAAGTAAGAAAGTAGCACAAGCATTTCTTGAAGAAGAAATACTGAAAATCAGAGAAGCTATATCCAGCTATCCCTGGTTTACCAAATCAAATGAAGCCAGACAGAATATATTAATTTCTATGGCTTATCAAATGGGAGTTAAAGGTTTATTATCCTTTACTAATACTCTTAAATACATTGAGAATGAACGCTATATAGAAGCAGCTTCTAATATGCTCAAATCCAAATGGGCAACTCAAACCCCTAATCGAGCTAGACGTCATGCTCTAGTGATGTCTACTGGTAGAATGGAGTCAGCATATGGAAATAACAAATAAATTTCTATTACCTGTAGCAATCAGTATAATTAGCTTTTTCCTTGTAAATACTTATACAGATTATAAAACTCTATTAAGCAGCGTACAGGAACTTATGACTCAGCAAGCTATAGTAAATGCTAAAATAGAAACTCTTACAGAATCTCTTAACAGGAAACTCTCTCTTGAAAATGACCTTAGAAGTTCTCAGGAACAACTTAAAATTACTATTTCTAATCTTGAATTGCGAGTAACTAAATTGGAGGAGCATAAATGATAGTATCTAAAGAAAATACTGCTCAATTATCTGGTTTACTGGTTTCTTCCACTAATCAGCCTTATGTGAATACTATGCTTAAGATAGTTACCATTAAGCATGGTAAAACACCTGTTGAGGCAGATGAGCTGGTTAAAACAGATCATGAAGGCAGATACACCTTTTACCTCTTAGAAGGGGAATATGAAATATTCCTTACCTGGCATAAGAACTGGTTCTCTTATGGAAAACTGGAAATCTTTGAAGATGATAAAAACAAGGTATACACTATTCAGGAACTTGTAGATCGTTATGATAAGATGCACTCTGACGAACCCTACTGGACTAAGGAAAGATTATTTAAGTATTATGCTTTGGAATTCTTATTTCCTATTGGCAGTATTTACACTTCTTTTGTAAACCAGTCTCCAGCTGAGAAACTAGGTGGTGAATGGGAAATCCTTCCTTCCAGATACCTTAAGATAGCTGATGAGCTACATCCAGGTGGTTTTAAAGGTGGTAAGGATACAGTAGAAATTACTGCTTCAACTTCAGTAAGTCTTACTGAAGATAATCTTCCTAGTCATACTCATTCATTCTCTGTAACAGGTCATACTGATACTAGAGAATTAGTAGGTAGTTTCTGGGATTTATCATTCTCAGGACAAAGAGGGCCTTGTAGTGGTATTGTATCTATTACTGGTTCTTATGGATCTGGTATTGATAATTCAGGTGGTGATGAGTATGATCAGATTACTATAAATGCAACTCATAACCATGATATTAATATTTCTGGTTCTTTAGGAGCTACTGGTAGAGGTGAACCTTTTACTGTTAATGCAACTGGTTCTGGTGAAGTAAAACCTCCGTATATAACCATTTATATGTGGAAGCGTATAAAATAAAAAAGAGGGATTTATTGAAATCCCTCCATAAAAACTAAGCTACTCCTTCCTCTACATCTGTCCTATACTGATGCCACCCCTTGAGATTACCTCTAGGGGTATCTTCTTCAGTAAGGGGTCTACAAACATGTTCAAATGGACTAGCATGTAATCTATCACTGGTCACTAATCTGTCCACAATAGAAAGAGCTTTATCTATGCTTATATCATTCTTTCTATAGGATACCTGAGCGCAGCAACTAACTGAGATTAATTTCTTAATATCCAAGGTATCTTTACTTGCTGGATCAATAAAAGGTAAATGCCACTCCCCATAGTTTAATTCCTTTGGTTTAGATTCTTGATAGGAATCCCTCATGGCATAAGCTAAAGCTTGCATCTCAGGCTGAGCATCTTTATGGCATCTTAGATTAAAGAAATTAGTAAAGTCTGTTCCAGTTAAGATAGTTTTCATATGAACAAAAGGCTCTAATAAACGATTAGCATTTTGCTTATGAATTCCTAACCTATCTAACTTTTCTGCAGCACTTATAGCAGCTTTAAAAGCATCCATCCATACAATATCAGCTTCTTTCAGAAGATAGTCATCATAGATAACTTCTCCCTGCATTCCTTTTTTCTTACCAGTCCATACAGGAATTACTAAATTCTGTTTAGCCAGCTCTATCTGAGCTTGAATAGGAATAGCTCTGGAAGAAGCACAATTACGTGAGAATACTCTATGAGTCATAAGCTCAGAATGGATAAATCTAGGATATTCCAAAATAAAGGTAGTTACTCTATCTCCTTTAGGAGATATGCTATCAGCTATAATATCAACATTTATCATTTACCTGTACTCCCAAAACCACCTTCACCTCTTTCAGTTTCTGATAGCTGCTTTACTACAGTTACTCTGGATTTAGCTACAGGAACCAATAAAGCCTGAAATAACCTTTCTCCTCTATGGAAAGTCTTTGATTCATTTCCATCTATAGTAGTCCATGCTATCCATTCCCCTCTGTAGTCTTCATCAATCACTCCTACAGTATTTCTTAAATGGATACCATGTATAGCTCCAGCACTGGATCTAGGAACTAGCATAGCTATATGACCTGAAGGGATTTCTGTAGCAAATCCTAGTTTAATCTTAGTTGGTTCTCCTGGATTAAGAGTTACATCTTCCTGTAAGTAAATGTCTAATCCATTTCCCTTATATTCAGGAGCTAGGAAATTTTCTACATAAGGTTTTATTTTCATTTAAAAATCCTTTTATCAATATTATAAAAAATACATGCACCTATCACTTGAATAATGATTAGATTCAGATAAATTGAAATTTCAAAGAGATTTACAAGGTACATAAAGGGCATCATAACTATAGCTGAAATAATCCAGCGAATAACATAAATGAAGAACCTGTAAGACACTCAGAAACCCCCTAAAATTGCTCTGTATTGAACGCTAAAATATTTTATGATAGAGTACATTACCAAAGATAAAAATGCGATATATAGCGTTTTTATTTGAAATACTATAATATACATTTTTAATATTAAAAGATAGAGTATATATGAGTAAAATTTATGATGTAATTCAGTCAACCAGAGGATATCCTAAGCTGACTAAATGGAAAAATGAGCCTACTGTACAAGATTTAAGAAATGATCTACAGGAAGCTAATTCTTCTTATTCAGTTCATTGTACTTCTATACAGCATTGGTTAGAAGTCCTTAATCCTCCTCCATTTAAGACTAAGGATCCTTCTAGATCTAGAGTTCAACCTAAGCTTGCTCGTAAACAGGCTGAATGGAGATATGCTGCTCTATCTGAACCGTTTTTATCAACACCTGATATATTCAAGGTTAAACCAGTATCCTTTGAAGACACTATGGCAGCTGAGCAGAATCAGCTGGTTCTAAATAATCAGTTCAATACTAAACTCAATAAAGTTAAATTTATAGATGATTTAATTAGAACTGTAGTCAACGAGGGTACTGCTGTAGTTCGTGTAGGTTGGGAATACTCAGAAACTGAGGTAGAGAAAAATATTCCAGTTTATCAAGTAATACCTTATACCCCTGAAGTAGATCCGAAAGGATCCATTATAGATGGTATTACAAAATTGATGAAACTATGGAATGACCCTATAGGAAGAAAGTCTGTACCTGATGAATGGGTACAAGCTACTGAGATAAATACAGCTCAAAAAGCTCAAATTGACCAAATGCAGCAACAGTTACAACAACTGGTTCAAGAAGCTGAACAGAATGGTCAACCTATTCCACCTGAGCAATTAGCTGCTTTTCAAGCTCAAATTCCTCAATTTACTCCTGTATTTCCTTTAAGAGTAAATTCAGAGCTTAAACAAGTTCCTGTAGTGGTTAACCAACCTACACTCCAAGTATGTAAGTATACAGATATACTTATAGATCCTTCTTGTAAAGATGACTTATCTAAAGCTGAATTTGTTATTTATAAATTTGAAACATCTTTAGCTGAATTAAAGAAATCTGGAAAATATAAAAATCTAGATAAAATTAAAATAGATGATCTCCCTCCTTCAGAAGTAATGGAAGACCTGAATGAGGATGGTACTAGAGGTTCTTTCAATTTTAAAGATGAAGCTAGAAAGCGAATAGTAGCCTATGAGTACTGGGGTAACTGGGATGTAAATAAGAATAAGACAACTAAGCCTATTGTTGCTACATGGGTAGGGGATATTATGATTCAATGTGAAGAGAATCCTTTCCCTGATGGAGAAGTCCCATTTGTCTTATTCAGGTATCTTCCAGTCTCAGATAATATCTTCGGTGAACCAGACTCAGTTTTACTTGAAGATAACCAGGCTACTATTGGGGCTCTAATGAGAGGCTCTATTGACTTACTGGCTAAATCTGCTAATTCTCAAACTGGAGTAGCAAAAGGAGCTTTAGATAAGCTAAATAGAACTAGATTTGATAAAGGTATGGATTATGAATTCAATATGAATGTAGATCCAAGAATTGCTATTTATCAGCATACATTCCCTGAATTACCTCAATCTGTACTGGCTATGCTACAAATCCAGCAAAGTGAAGCTGATGCTATTTCAGGTGTAAGAGCTTTTGCTACATCAGCTGTAGACGCTACTCAACAGCAAACTGCTTCTCAAGTAAGAGGAGCTTTAGATGCTGCTTCCAAGAGAGAAATGGGAATTCTTAGAAGACTCATTGATGGTATGATTAAAGTAGCTAGAAAGATTATAGCTATGAATGGAGAATTCCTCTCAGAGTTTGAAATTCTTAGAATTACTAATGGGGATTTCGTAACAATCAGAAGAGATGATCTTCCAGGTAATTTTGACCTAGAAATTGATATTTCTACTAATGAGCAAGATGATGTAAAAGCTCAAGAACTGGCTTTCATGCTCCAGACTCTAGGACAGGATATGGATCCAGCTATGAGAAATCTTATTCTCTCAGGTATAGCTAAATTAAGAAAGATGCCTGAATTAGCTAAACGTATAGAGAACTTTGAACCTACACCAGATCCTATAGCTGTAGAAATTCAACAAGAACAATTAAAGAATTGGAAACTGTTAAATGCTAAATTAGAGATGGAATGCCAGAAATTACAGGCAGATGCTCAATTATCTATAGCTAGAGCTCAAGCAGAACAAGCTAGTGTTTATAACAGTAGTATGGAAGCTCCTATCAATGCTCAGCTTAAGCAAGCTCAAGCAGAGAATTTACATGCTAAATCCCTCAAGGATAATCTTGATTTCTATGAACAGAGAGAAGGTATTACTCATGAGAGAGAAATGGCTAAACAGGGAGCTCAAGCACAAGCAAATCTTGATAGGGATATTAAGAAAGCTATGCTTATGAATTCATTAAAAGGAAACAGCAGACAGAGAGAAAATGTAGGTAGTACAAATACTGCTGAACCTTTTAATCCAGAACAGATCATCAGTACAATATAGGAGAAAAAAATGACTGAAGTAAATATTGAAGATATCAAGAAAGATATTGAACTTAATGAGTCTCTTCAGAGATTATTTAAAAATAGAGATTTTAAACATGTAATTCTGGAGACTTATTTAAAGACTTATGCTTTACAACTGGTTCAATTAAGTTCTGGTCAAGCTGCTATCAGAGATGATTCTCTGATGAAGTTATTCCAAGCCAGGTTAAATGCTACTGGTTCTCTACAACAGTGGTTTGATTCTGTAGTAGCAGCTGGTGAAAATGCTAAAGAAGTTTTGAACCAGATGGAGCAAGGAGAATAATTTATGGCTGATGAAACTCCAGAAGTAGAGCAAGAGCAAGAGCAAGAACAAAATCAAGAAGCTCAAGAAACTATGCCAGTTATCAATTCTTCTGAAGATATTGATGCTATGTTAGCTGATTTATCTGATGAAGAAATCTTAACAGCTAGTGAAGAGCAAATGAATAAATTCCTAGAAGCTAGGGATAATTTCTCAAATCATGGGGAAACTCAGGTTGAGGAAGAATCTCAAGAAGAGAAAGAAGAAGAAGGGAATGAAGAATCTTCTGATGATAAGACAGAAGATAATCAAAATCCAAATCTAGGTTCTGTAAAGATTAATGGAAAAGAAGTTCCATTAAACTCAATGGAAGATGTTCAGCAATTATTACAAGCTGGTACTAAATATAACACCTTATCCAACAAGTTAAAGCCTGTACAGAGAATAGCTAGGATGCTTGAGAAAAATGGACTCTTATCAGATGATCAGGTAAATTTTGCTATAAATCTACTTAAGGGAAATAAGACTGCTATAAGCAAGCTCCTTAGAGATAACAAAATTGATATCTACCAAGACTTGGATCCAGATGCTGAATATAGTGGAGTAAACTATAAGGTATCGGATAGAGAATTACAGGTAAAGGAAACTCTAGAAGAGATTGAAGCTGAAGCTAGCTATACTGATACAGTACATGCTATTACTTCAATGGATAAGGCTTCTCAGGCTAAGTTTTATAATAATCCTGATCTCATCAGAAGTCTGAATGATCAAGTTAAATCAGGTGATTATGCTACTATTCAGCAGGAAGTAGAACGTCAAAGAGCTCTAGGATATCTAGTAACTCCAGATGATTTTACAGCTTACTATACTGTAGGAAAACAAATGTATTTCGATGGTAAATTAAGTTCTTCTCCTCAGAATGGTTCTAATCAAAAAGCATCAAAAGCTAAGGTAGAGAAGAAGCGTAATGCTGCTTCTGCTCCTAAGAGTAAAGGTTCTCCAAAACAGACATTAACTGATATAGATATTTACAATATGTCTGATGAAGAGATTTTAAAATTGGACTTTAACAAACTAAATTTATGAGGTGATATTTATGCCATACCAAAATCCACATCTGTATAATGACCCAGCTGGTTATAGAACAGGTACTGCTACTCCTTCTACTATTGGTCCACAATTAGTAGATTTTATGTTCATCAAAAAAGCTTTAGCAGAACAGGCTAAGGAAATTGTATTCTCAAATATGTCTTCTACTATTGAGATTCCTAAGCATACTGGTACTGCTATTAAACGTTATGTAGACGTTTTAATGCTTGATGATAAAAATATCAATGACCAAGGTATTGACGCTGCTGGTCAGACTGGTGCATTGTCTAAGAACCCTAATGGTAACTTATATGGTTCTTCTCGTGATATCGGTGTAATTGCTGATAGACTTCCAGCTCTTGGTGAGCAGGGTGGTCGTGTGAACCGTGTTGGTTTCAAGAGACTTACCATTCAAGGTACCATGCAGAAATACGGTTTCTTCTATGAATTTACTCAGGATGCTCTGAATTTTGATACTCAGGCTGATTTGCTGCAGAATATGTCTAGAGAAGCTGTACGTGGTGCTACTCAGTTACAGGAAGCTATGCTTCAGAAAGACTTGCTGGATAACTGTGGTACAGTTTATGTACCTGGTACTGGTTTTGCTGATTGGGATACAGATACTGCTACTTCTCTGAAGGCTTCTGTAGATGATACAGCAATTCCTACCTACAAGGATTTCATGAAATTCAAGTTAATGCTTGATGATTTGAGAGTTCCTGGTTCAACTTCTATGTTTACTGGTACTCGTTATATTGATACCAAGACCATTCCTAGTGCTCGTTTCGCATTTATTTCAAATGCTTTGCTGCCTATGTTGGAACAGGTTAAGGATTTCAATAATCAGCCAGCTTGGGTTCCTGTAGAACAGTATGCTGCTGGTGGTTACACTCATCCTAAAGAAGTAGGTAAGATCGGTAATTTCAGATTTGTCGTAGTACCTGAAGCTTTATACTGGGGTGGTGCTGGTGCAGCTCCTGGACAGAACTCTATCCATAGAGCTACAAATAATAAACTGGATGTTTATCCTATTCTGGTAATTGGTGAAGATGCCTTCACAACTATTGGTTTCCAAACCAATGGTAGAGATGGTAAGATTAAGGTAATGACTAAGATGCCTGGTCTGGAAACTGCTTCCTTCGATGATCCATATGGTTCTCGTGGATTCACTTCAATGCAGTGGTGGTACGGCTTCTTGGCTCAGAGACCTGAAAGATTAGCTTGTATGTATACTGTAGCTGAACTTTAGTATTTTACCTAGCGTTTTACGCGTCTCCCCAGAAATGGGGAGATTTTTGTAAGGATATCAAAAATGACAAGAGATGAATTAAAAGCTAAATGTGATGAATTAGGGATTTCCTATAAATCTAATACTCCTAGTGCTACCTTGGAACAATGGATTAATGAAAAAGCAGCTGGTAAAGAATTATCTGCAGAAGAAACCCCTATTCAAAAAGCTACAAGATTAATCAGATGTAGAATTACTAATAACAACCCTAATAAGCAAAATCTGGAAGGTGAGCTGATTAGTGTATGTTTTAGTAATATGCCAAAGATTTCAAGATTTGTACCTTTTAACAAAGATGCTACTCATATTGAGAATGCTATTTATAAATACTTGTTAAATAAAAAGTACAATATTCCAGTTCTAGATAAGAATGGTTTACCTCATTTAAAGGAATTAAATGAATATACTATTACAGTATTACCTCCTTTAACTGAAGCTGAATTAAAGGCATTAGCTAAAGCTCAATCAATCCGTAATAATGAAGAGGATGAATAATGATTGAAAATCTAGAAAAGATTCTGTTAGATCCAGATACAGTTACTAAGCTAACTACTCCAGATCCTAAAGCTGGAGAGATGATCCCTCATGCTGAATTAATCACTGAGGGTATTGGCACTTTATCTGGAAAAGGTGTATTAGATCAAGTAATGAAAGCAGTAGATGAGCATCTCCAGAAGGAATTTAAAGCTCAAAGAATTACTGGTTCTAATTATTCTAATTTATACATACAAGCCTTAAATACAGTTATCCAGACCAGCTCTCAATTCGCATTAGCTGGTGCTGAATCTTATTGGAAAGCTAAACTAGCAGAAGCTGATTATAGACGTGCTGAAGCTCAAATCCTCAAAGCTCTGGCTGATGTAGATACCCAAAGATTACAGGTTAAGATCCAGGAGAAAGAATTAGAGCTCAAAGAAAAAGAACTTATTCTTAAAGAGAAAGAAATTGCTCAGAAAGATGAAGAGATAGCTAATATGAAGTATCAGACTTGGGCTACTCTTCAGAAAGTTCTTACTGAACAGGCTGAAACTCAAGATATGATTGGTACAATAGATCCAGCTCATATAGGGGATCCTACTACTGTATTTACTCCTACTAAGACTGTAAAAGGTAC